TCATCGGACGATCCGCGCCGCTCATGTGCACACCTTCACGATCACGTCGCCGCGATAGTCGGCGGGTGCCTCGCACCGGATGTGCTCTTTGACCCAGCGCTTCGCGTCCGCGAACGTCGAGGACGGCGCCCAGACCGGACCGCGCCCCTCGAAGCAGAATGCCCAGGCACCATACCCGCGAGGGGCCTTGCCGTGGGTGAGCCGGAAGGCCCGATCGTCGAAAATAATGGTCATTGTCGTGTTCCCGTCGTGTTGAAAAAAGAAAACGGACGCCCCCGCCAGAGAGCGCCCGCCGCCGTGTCAGTCGTTCATGCCGGTCAGATCGTCGATCGCGTTATCGACCGCGTTGACCGCGCGAAACAGATGCGCGCGGACTTGCTCGCTCTTGCCCTCGCTCGCCTTGAACGCGCGGACCAACTCGCCGCTGATCCTTTCCAGATCGCGCGCGAGATCGTGTGCCGTGTCGGTCGTCATCGTGTGTTCCCTTTCATGCGAAATTCATGCGGTCCCGAGAGTCATTCCCTCGCGTCGGCTTGCATTCCGTGCAAGGCAATATGGACCCGAAACCCAGGAAACACAACGCTTAGCGGGTGTTTATGTCACCCCCTGACGTGCACTGTCCGACCGTCCGATCTTGTCGTCAACAATGCCGGATCGCGCCGAAAACGGCTGCTACTGTTGGGTTTCTCGCGAACGCACCGGACAATCATGCGAAACATCATGCGATCCCGCATAGGTGCCCTTCCTGGCTTGCATGGATTGCAACCGCGCGCCGATCGCCGTCATTCCTCGCCCGCCCGCCGCGCCGCCTCGGTCCGATCGTACGCGCCAAGCCACCGGAAGCCCGCGAAGTTGCCGCCGTTCGTCCGAAGCTGATCCCATCGCCCGGTCGTGTCGCGGTAAATGATCGCCATCCGATCGACCTCGATGCCGCGATCGACAAGATCGCGGATCACCGCCTCCGCGTCGTTGGTGACCGATCGCCCCGCGTCGAGATCGACGATGAACACGATCTCGCCGACACGTTCGAAGGTGTATCGCGCCCGCAAGATCATTCCTCGCCCTCCCGCGTGGCCCATGCCGTCGCCATCGCCGGGTGCAGCCGCGCCAGCGCCCGGAGGTAGTGCCGGAACGCGATCACGACGTCGGGATCGAGCGCGACCCAATGATCCCGATCCTCGTGACCCGTCCGCAGCATCACAAACTCCCCGTCGAACGACGCATAGAGGCCGTCGCCGAGGTATTCCTCATCCGTCATCGTCCGCGCCCTCCGGGTCGTCGAGTTGCGCCAGGACGGTCAGGCATTCCTCGATCATGCCCATGTGGAGGTCGCGAGGGCCGAGGGGTGTTTCGTCGAGCACGCCGCGCAACACCGCCCGGAACGCGCGCAGCACGAATTCCGGGGTCAGGTGATGGGTCAACGTGACCGATCCCGTGTCGTCGCGGCCCGCGGCGATGATCAGCCTGTCGTCGCCCTTGAGCCGTTCGAGCATGGCCCGAATGTGTGCATCGCTCATGGCCTGCCCTTTCGTTCGCGGACCTCGACGGTCGGCGCCAGCCGCGCGACCTCCTCGATCGTCAGCGGTTTGCGCCATTGCATCGTGACCCGGACATGACCGGGCGGGAAATCGTCCGCCGCGATCAGCCGCTCATTCGTTCCGCACATCGACATGATCCGATCCCTGATCGCCTCGACCCGGCGAACCGTCGTCAGGCTCCAACGGAGCACTGGCACTGGCCCCGTCCGCTCCTGATGGCACAACGAAAGGTGCCAGAGCGGACGCCCGCCAGCGTAAACGGCTCACTCTTCGCCGATGTTGACCGTCAGGCACGCGGACACGCCGCCAGGACGATCAGGCACCCAATAGTGACCCGGAACGATCTGCCGCTCCGGGTCGAACACCGGATGCAGCAACGCGAATTCAACTTGCGACCTCATGCGTTCCTCCTCGATCGCCTCGCCGGCCCGCCTGGGCGCGGTCCACGCGGGCCGGGGGGAGGCCCCGCCATAACCGTGTGCCGCCCTGGGACCAGCCAGCCGTGGGCCTCCTCGCACCGCGCGCACCATGCCCGGTCGGGTGCGCCGCGATCGAGAAGGATGCCACCGGGACCGCGCTCCTCGACCCTGCCGGGGGCGATCCCGATCGCCTCGCGCCCGCAGTCGTCGCAACGGGGGATCGTCACGACGACACGACCCGGATCGTCCAGATGACCGCCACCGCCACCGCCGCCCACACGAGCGCCAGGGCGACGACGATCCCGATCAGTTCCGACACGCGCATTCAATGCGCCCCGTGCGCGCCGGGGACGCTCGCCAGCACGTCGATGATCACCCGCCCGAATTGTTCGAGGTTCGCCGACAGCCCGCCCATGCCGCCCGATCTGTGCAACAGGGTGTCGGCGAGCCATTCCGTCTCGGCGAACGTCAACGCCGCCGACGTCTCGCCGATCGTGAACACGAACAGGCTTCCGATCGCCCCGCCGTCGATCGGGGTCGCGACCGTCACCGCGAGGTCGAATTCCGCCCTCGCGTCGGTGTAGGCGCAGACCAGGGCTTGCATGCCCTCCTCGCCGCGCAATGCCCTAATCGGCGGCATCGACCGCTCCCGTCATCGGGTATAGCATGTCCGCGACCAGCCGCGCGCCGCGCGATCCGACATCGTTACGCGGGAAGTTCTTATCGCAGCACGGGCACCGATCGACCGGAAGCCCTTTGTTGGCGGGGATGATCACGTAGCCGTCGATCCCCGCGACGACCTCGAGTCCGTCAACGCGCCGGTTCCCGGTCCATCGTGTGTCGGTCATCGTGCGCCCTTCCGTTGCTGTTGCTCCAAACGCGCCAGTACCGCCGCCATGATCTCGATGCGCCGGTCCGCCTGATGGCGGTTCATGCGCCCCTCGCGCGCCGCGCGCGCATAGACGTTGCGCCGCATTTCGAGTTCGCGGCGGACCTCGGCGATCATGTCGCCGACCGTGACCGGATAAAGGTCAGGCATGCCGTTTCCTTTTGCTCGTTTCCTCGCGCAGCCGCCTGATGTGCGCCGCGTACGCCTTCGCTTCCCATCGCGCGCAATTGCCGATCAGAATGGGCCGGGGAAACTCCCCGTCGTGCACGAGGCGTTGAAAATGCCGCGGCGAGACCCGCATCAGTTCCGCGATCTGGGCCGCGTCGATCAGCCGGGGCACCGTCACCGTCGCGGATGCCTCGCTGGCGATCTCCTCAAGCGTGGGCGTTTTCACGCCGCCGCCGCCGACCTCGCCCCCCGCAGATGCGGCATCATGGGCGGCTCTTCCTCCTCCGGCTCCTGGGCGATCTGGGCGATCACCGGCATGTCGCCGAGTCTGCTGCGCACGTAATCGACGACGAACTCGCGCCGGTCGGGATGCAACGTCGCGATCATGTCAAAGACCCTGCTGATCACCAGCAATTCATGGTCATGCGTCAACTTGCCGCGCGTCGGTGGTGCCTTGCTCATGCGCCTTGTCCCTTCAAAATCGCCCGCCGCAGATCAATCGCCTCGCGCAACCGATCGACGTCGGGCGGAAACATATCGTTGACCCTCGCATGCCACGCCGCGCTGGCTGTCATCGCGTCGAGGCCGTCGAGGTCCGCCGCCTCGACCTCGGCCAGATGTTCCGCGATCGGATCATCGGGCCATTCGTCCCTGGGCGGCGGTTCCCATTCCCCGCTCGCCGGGGGCGCCGGTCGGACCCGCGCGTGCGCCTCGCGCAACATCGTATTGATCTGATCGACGATCAGCGTCGGCGCCGTCTCGATCGACGCGCGGACCCGTGGGTGCCCGCCGATCTCGACGACCTCATCCTCGCTCGCCGCGCCCGCCAGGAGGGTGCGGAGGTTGCGGAGCCATACCGTGCCGTTGTCCTCCTCCAGCAACGCCAGGCCGGTCCTGGGCGGCTCCGGGGGCTGGCCGCGTGTCAGGCCAGGGGCGGCGGGGCGCCGGTCGCGCTCGGTCATACCGGGATCCCCGCGATCGACGACGCCCTCGATCGTGACGCCGCCCGCCTCGATGATCCGGTCCTCCATTTCTTCCGCCGAGTAGCCCAAATCCTCCTCGGGGAACGCCGTCCTCAGCACCGCCGCCTTGGTGCATTTATGCAACATCTGCCGCCGCGCCTTTTGCCACCGATCGTTGGGCAATTCCGATCGGAACGCCGCCGTCGTGTAGGTCTCATCCCAGAACAATTGTTCGGTGAACGCGCGCCGCTCGCCGCCGACCATGCGGTACACCGTGACCGCGCACCATTCCGGGTAACGCAACGTGATCTGGGTCGCGGTGGTCGATCCGTCGTCATTCTCGGATGAGCCGCGGAACGTCCGCTCGACCTCCGGCCCCCACTCGGGCCGGTCCATCCCCGCCCATTTGCCGGTGCGCGCCGCGACGGTCTCGATTTCGTTTATGCCGCGCATCACGGTTTGCACGCGACGCCCCGCCTTCGCGTTGTACATCGGAACGATGTGCACGGGCCGCTTGAACGGATCGAGGCGCTTCGCCGCGCAATACTCGACGATCGCCATGATGATCTCAGGGGTCTCGGCGGTCGGATACAGATCGCACAAGACCCGCCACGCCGCGTCGGTGCCGTTGAACAGGACGGGCTTCATCGGACGCGGCGCGATCGCCAATGCCCGCCGCTCGCGCGCTGCCTGGGCCATGTCAGAGTTTCCGAATGCGAAGATAGGGGGCCGGGTTCGACAACACCGCGCCCGGAACGATGACGCCTTGTTCCAGGTCGTCGGCGAGCGGGGTCCGCATCAACGTCCGCTCGGTCTTGAAGTATTCGTCGGGGATCAATCCTTCGTCGGTCACCACCAGCGACGCCTGCCCCATCGCCATCGACGCCGCGCCCCACTTCGCGCGCCGCGCTTTCATGTCGAGCGCCGTCAACAGGTCTTCGATGATCTGCCGCACCGTCGCCGCCCGCGCCCGATACCGATCGCGCCGCGCGACGACCTCTTTACGTAGTTCCTCGGCCTCGGCGGCGCGCCGTTCGATCCATATCAGCGCGTCGATTGTCCGGTCGAGCAGCACGTCGGGATGGGTGACGTCCGCCTCGGCGAGCGCCGACCGTATGACCTCCTCATCTTCGAGCACCGTCGGGTCCGTCGCGTACAGGTCGCGCGCCTGCTGCCACGCGGACATGACCCGCTCCAACTGCAGGCCCGAGGGAACCCGAGGCGCGCTGTTGCCGTCCGACATTCGCCGCTCCATCGCTGATCGCGAACGGAGGCTAGGCGACCATTGCACGGTATGCAAGGGTGTGAATCGAGGGGGGGGGTGTTTCCTACATGCCGCGCCGTCTCGAATGATTACAAAATTCGGTTGCGTCGAAAGAATTGCCTGGTAAATTAAATGGCTTGTGTCGGGAGATTTGCCTGGTAACGTCAGGGGGACTTCTAACGAAAACGGGGGGGCGTTGGATGACGAAGTTTAGGTCGGTTCCTCATTTCCCATGCGATCCTCACTCGCGAGCGCTTGATTGGCTTGCGCAAAAAGTTCGCCTTGACGCCGCCAGTAATCCGCCTCGGCTAATAATTCCTGGGGTCCTGCCTTCAGCGCGAGATAAAGCCACACGGGCATGTAATCCGACAGCACGCCCTCGATCAGAAAATTCGGATCGACCTGAAACAAAAGGGAAATCCTGATCAAATCAAAAAACTGAGGCAGGTTGGCGCCCGACTCCCATCGCCCATACATCGCGGGCGAAACCCATAGCCGCCGCGCCCATTTCGCTTTGGTGTGATGCTTCGCGCCGTACTTCTCGCCGTATGCGGCGCGGAGCGACCGCAAGCGTTCTCCAAACCCCTCCATCAAGCGCCTGTCGTCGCTCGCCTGCCGTTCAGCCATTTCACCAACCTCAACCTGCTAGTCACGTAAAAGCGCCCCGTTGCTCCACGGGGACGACGGCGGATCATGTGCACTAATCCGCGCGCGCATCAATAGGCATTCGCCTACAACCGCAGATCGCGACCGATCCTGGCGGGCTTGCACGCGATGCAATACCGGGGCTACGGTCCCGGCATGCGACACGATCGGATCATCGACCTGTTTGGCGGCAATACCGAACTGGCCAAGCTCGTTGGCCGTAGTGACAGTGCGATCTCCCGCTGGCGCGACAACGGCATTCCGCCCGCGTTCTGGCCGCTGGTCCTCGACCTCGCCGAAGCGCACGGCCTCGACGAAGTGACGATCGACGAACTGCGCGCCGGTCTGCCCAAGGACAGCAAATACCGCGCGGGAAGGCGCCTCGCCCGTTCGATGGCGTGACGACCAGAAACCGAGAGGGGAATCAAAAAAATGCCGCGTCGCCGAACACCCGTCGTCCTCGGTCCGGAAGCAGAAGGAAAACCGGCGCCGGGGAGCACGCAAGACCTTCGATCATTCGCCGATCGCCTGGAAGCCCTCGAGGTCGAGAAGCGCGGCTGCGCCGATAGCATCAAAGACCTGTTGCAAGAGGCGGTCGATCACGGGTTGCACAAGAAGGCGCTGCAGGCGGTCGTGAAGCGTCGCCTCGAAACCGCCGACGAGCAAGTGGGCCGCGAGGCGTTCGAGGACTCCCTCGACGACATGCTCCTCCGCCTGGGCATGCTGCGTGGCACGCCGCTTGGCGACGCCGCCGAGGAAACCGCCGCCCGCGTCCGGCACTGATCTCGCCGTGGCGCGCCCCGCCTTCCGGCTGACCGCGCCCGTTGTCAGGGAGCACCCGCTCCAAAAAGAGATCGCCGACGTGCTGCGCCTGGAAATCGCCCCGGCTGGCAAGGTCAGCGCCGCTGGCGTCGTCTGGTGGTCCGTCGATCATGCCAACTACGCGGGCGAGGTGCCTGGAATTCGGATCGGACGCGGCATCGTCGCGGGCATCCCCGATCTGCTGGTGCTGCACCTGGGCCATGCCTTCCTGATCGAACTGAAGGCCGAGGACGGCACCGTGTCCGACGCGCAGCGCTCGGTGCTCGCCGCCTGCCTCGCCGCGTCGTGCCGCGTCGCCATCGCGCGCGACTGGCGCGAGGTGCTGCGCTGCCTCGATCAATGGGACATTCCTCGCAAGCACAGAATACGGGAGGCGGCATGAGCGATCCGCGACCTTGTGAGCGTAAATGCGCCGGGCCCTGTGGAGAGTGGAAGCATCACTCTCGGTTCCGTGTCGGGAGGAAAGGATGCAACGGTAGGGTTGCATCATTTAGCGCGGTGTGTCGCGACTGTGAACAAAAGGCCCGCAATGAGAAGAAGAACGCTGATCGCCCGCTCGCCATCATTCAGGCTCGGGCCGGTCGAGCCGCAACGAAAGCTGGCAGGACGCGGGAGTTCTTCTGGACTCAAATGAACTACCGATCGTTGGTTCCCGTGCTACGCGCGCTTATGACGCCCGATGGACTTTGCACGGCATGCGGCCATGACTTCGTAAATGAGCGTGACATTCAAATCGAACACATTGAGGCGCCTCGCTCCGACAAAGACTGGGCACGGCTGCACGCCCGAAACCTTCGATTTAGCTGCGGTTCATGCAATCAGACAAAGGGAGCGAAACCCTTCGCGCAATGGCTTGATGAACAAGAGGGCGCGCGATTAAGCAACCTTGAGCAACCGAGCGCGGGGTTTGAGGACGCCGCGCCGTTCACGACTCAACTTAGCCTTTTCTGATGTCCAAGCTTCGCTGGGCGCAATTCTTCTGGGCTGACTGGCGCGGCGATTCCGCGCTCAATCTGTGTTCGCTGCCCGCGCGCGGATTATGGATGGAGCTACTTTGCCTAGCGGCGCAGGGCGAACCCTACGGAACCGTTACGGTCAAGGGACGCGCGCCGAGTGACGACGAACTCTTTACCCTGACCGCGCCAAGGGGCACGCGGCGTCGTCAATGGGACCGCTGGCTGGCCGAGTTGGAAGGCTCTGGCGTGGCTGAACGTGACCACAACCGAGCCATACGGAGTCCACGGATGAGCCATGACGGAGCACTGTCGCTCGTGCGCATGGACGCTGCGAAAACCCGCTGGGGAGGCCGACATGACACCACCGATGCACATGCAAACGGTGAGGGTTTGCACATGCAAACGGACTCTTTTGCATCGATAGAAGTACAAGCAAAAAGAAAAGAGAACCCCCCTAAGCCCCCCCAAGGGGGGGCGCGCGGGCGCGCCCGGATGAATGGTGGGGGGAAGGAAAGCCGGAACGCCGCCTGCGACATCGGGGCGGAGATCGTGAGGGACAAAGAGAATGCCGAACCGACCAACGCACCTTCGGATGGTTCGCGAGTGGCTTACCTCGCTAGCCATCCTCGCCGCCGTCAGCATGTCGCGGAATGAAGCCGAGATGAAACTGGCCGCGTACGTGCCACTCCTCGCCGACCGCTTCGACGCCGCCGCTTTCACCACTGGAAGCCTGCAATACGTCGCGGCCCGCGCGATCAAAGGCTTCCCGACCTACGGCGAACTGACCGCGTGGCTCGCCGAATGGTGGCACGACAATCGCCCGTTGCCGCCCGCGCTGCCGCCGCCCGATCTGCCGCCGCCGCGCCCGGAACCCACCGACGAGGAACGGGCCTACATCCGCGCCCGGGTACTGGAGGCCGTCGCCGTGCTGCGCTCGCCCGCCAGCGATCCGCGCGATCAACGCGCCGAACCTCGACCGCGTTACCTCACGCCCGCGCAGCTCGACCACCTCAATCCGTTGCCGAACGGAGTCAAACGCCATGCCGAGGCATGAACTGTCCGCCCTGTACGGCGAACTCGCCGCCGCCGTGGATAGCCTTCTCGCCGCGCACCACGGCATGCGCGCACACCTCCGGGCGGGGCATCCGCCGTTGGTCGCGATCACCGAGGACGGACTCGCGCCGATGCCGCTTCCCGTCGGGCTGCACCATTTCGGACCTGGGCCGATGTTCGACCTCTGGTGCGAATGCCGCGCCGTGGAATGGGTGCGCTTCGTCTGGACCGGCGCCCTGACACCCGGCGCGCCCGAACCGATCCCGCCGCCCGAAATCGCACGCGCCGCGGATCAGCCCGTGCACTGACCGAAAGGAAACGCCATGCGCCAGCGACCGCCGCCCCGTCTCTCGATCCCGGTCCCGCCGCGACGACCCGACATCGTTGACGTGCGCTTGCCGAAGCGCCCGATCCAGCCGCCGATCGTTCGCAAACCGTGCGGCCTCTGTAACCGCGTGCGATCGTGGATCGGGATGCGGCCTCTGTAACCGCGTGCGATCGTGGATCGGGATGCGGCCCCGATGACCAGCCTTGCCACGCTCGCCCGGGTACGCCTCACGCCCGAACAGCGCGCCGCGCAACCCGAGATCGGCGACGCGATCGGCTCCGTGCGCGGCGACCAGGGCGGCGTTGTCGAGGTCGAGTGGCCGCGCTTCCGCTCGTGGCACAAATCGACCGACCTGGAAGCGATCGACCGATGATCCGCGTCGAGCATGGCGACTGCCGCGACGTGCTCGCCGCGATCGACGCCGACAGGCGTCGAGACTTCTGGTGGACCGGAGGCACGGTCTCGGCGTGCCTCACGGTCAATATAGGTATGGAATGATCCGTCTACGCATCGGGCCGTCCGCTCTGGCACCTGAGTTTGTGTCATCAGGATTTACAGCGGCGACGCCCGGTGCCCTTGCTCCGTTGGAGCGGGACCACGATGCGCCGGATCGAAGCGATACGAGACCGTATCATGAGCATGTGCGGAACGAACGAGCCGGTGATTGAACCGGATGACGAGGAGGCCGCGATGCTCGCGGTCACCCGCCAGTGGCGCAAGCCGTTGTCCATCGAGGAGATCAACCGGATGGCGCCAACTGATGAAGTGCGCGAGCGCAGGGGCAGGCCATGAGCATCGCGATACCACCCGAGGAACTTGAACCGTCCTGGAGCAACGAGGGTCCGATATGCCCAGGATGTGGTGAGAAATGGCACACGGACGAAGCGTCGTATTTTAACGAAAATGGCTTCGTCCTGGAATGCGACGAATGTGATCTGACCTTCGCGGTGCAACCGGTCTGCTCATGGTCATGGACGGGGCGTGGATTGTTTCGACGTGGCTTCGGGGAACCGACATGACCAGCTTCCGGGTGCGGTGGCGCAGGCGCGGCACCCATATCCACGCGCGCGTGTTCGTCGCCACGCAAGAGACGCACGCCCAGGCTGGCCTGCTGGTGTTCACCGACCCGGAATGGGAGTCGTTCCTGCGTTGTTTCCAGGACAAGGGCACCGATCTCCGTCGCGCGCGAGAGGAGAGTTGAACGATGGCGCTCGGTCCAGGCAAGTATGACTGCTGGCTGTACGGATCGGGGTTTCCGAAATCGCGCAACCTCGACGGCGACTGGAAAGGCTGGGGCACCGCGCTCAAGCCCGCGTACGAGCCGATCTTCCTCGCCCGCAAACCGTTCCGCGGCACCGTCGCCGCGAACGTGCTGCGCCACGGCACCGGCGGCATCAACGTCGATGCGTGCCGGATCGTCACTGGTGAGTCCACGAAAAGGGCCAGTAACGCAGGCACGAATGGCGCCGGATGGGGCATGGGGACGGCCAGCAACGTCAACGGTTCCGATACAGGCCGCTGGCCCGCCAACGTCCTCCACGACGGGTCCGACGAGGTGCTGGCGGTTTTTCCAGATGTTCATGGCGCGGGCCGCGCTCAGGACAAGCAAGAAAAGTGGGCAGATCAAAACAGAAGCGAGGGATGGGGTAACATTGGCCTGGGTCCGAACGGTGCTCGCTTCGGCGACAGCGGTTCCGCCGCCCGGTTCTTCTACACCGCCAAGGCGGACCGAGCGGATCGCGCGGACAGCCGCCATCCGACCGTGAAGCCGATCGACCTGATGCGCTGGCTCGTGCGCCTGATCGTGCCGCCCGGTGGGATCGTGCTCGATCCCTTCGCCGGATCGGGCACAACGGGGGAAGCCGCCATGCTGGAAGGTTGCGATGCGATCCTGATCGAAGCGGACGCGCAACACGTCGCCGACATCCGTCATCGGGTCAAACGCTGGTCGGGCCTCGACGCGCCGCTTTTCACCGGGGCGGACCGATGACCGGCAACGCGCCCTCAACCGATCGCCTGCGGCACGCCGACGCGATCGACCCGCCGCGCATCGACGATCGCGCGTTCCGACAAGCATGGCGTGTGCGGACCCGCCTCGACGCCCTGCTTGCCGCTGGCCGGATCGACGCGGGGATCTGGCAGGCCGCGTGCGCGTATCGCGACACCTGGGAACGGGCGCTCACCGCCACCGTCGCCGGCCGTTCGTTTGGGGCCCGAGGCGGCGGCGCCGATCCGCACACGCGCTTGCTCGCCGTCGCCGCGTCGGTCGCCCGCCTGCACGCCGTCGAGACCCGGATCGGCCAGGACGCCGCCGCGCTGTGTTACGCCTGCGTCGTCGAGGATCGGTCCTGGGCCTCGATCGGGGCCGCGCACCACCGCAACCCGGAGACGATGCGCGACCGGGTGGTGATCGCCCTTCGTGCGCTCGCCTGGGCGTGGGGTGAGGTTCCTGGCGTCGGTCCCCCCGTCCGCTTACAGCCGCCGACCCCTCGACGCCGCGTAGGACGCCTCTGAGCGCCGGGACGGGCATGTGTCCTACGTGCAACACTGTTGCGGGCGAGACGCGCCCGCCAGACCGGAACGGGACGAAAGGGGACCGAATCGGGATCACAGCGAGCGTCGGCGCTGGCCCCGTCCAGGGACCGGCATGAGCGCGATTTAACAGCCCGCACTCTCATGCTGCGGGAAGCAGGACCACGGCGGGAACGCTGTCCAGGCGCGGCCAAAGGGCACATCAGTTACGCAACAATTGACCAGACGTGACGATCAGCGTCCTAAAAATATGTGACGGCGGTCCTGTCCCTGTGACCGTGGGCCGCACCGTCCGCCCGAAGTCGCGGCAATCCGCCGGTTTCCCGGTTGCGCTCTTCCGCGATGGGTGGTAGCGATTCCGCCATCCTCGCAGCCGTTGCGCTTCGCGGCCTGGCCGAACCCCCGCCGAACCCCCCTGATCATGTGACAAACCGCTTCGAGCGTGGCGCCGTCGTGCGCTGCGATGACCGGACCTGGATCGTCTGGGCCTACCCACCGGGTAGGTTCGCGGACCCGATCGCGCTGCCGCTGGTGGCGCGCAACGGGCCGTTGCATCGCTCGCATGTCCGCCTCGATTTCGCCGATCGCCCGGTCGTGGTGCGCTGCCTCGATCCCGCCACGCTGCCTCGCGACCGCTGCGCCCGGATCGGACAATGCACGCCTGAGATCATCGCGACGATCGCCGTGAGCATGCGCCGCGCGATCGAGGCCAGCCAGATCGAGGCGCGCGACGTCCGGGTCGAGGCCGGGTGATGGCGACACGCTCGCCGCTCCACCACGGGCCGGGTTACCAGAGCGAGGCCGATCGTCGCCGTGCTTACGATCGCGCCAAGGTTCGCCACTACAACAAACGCCGCTGGTTCCATCTTCGCGCCGCGTATCTCGCGACGCATCCGATCTGCGAGTGCGGCTGCGGCCACGTCGCGACCGTCGTCGATCATCGCACGCCACACAACGGGGATGACGCGCTGTTGTATGCCTGGGACAATCTGCAGGCGATGACGAAGGCTTGCCACGATCGCAAGACCGCGACGCATGATCACGGGTTCGGCAATAATCCGATGCCACAACGAAAGGCGCGAGCCGAGGGAGACGCGCATGTGCTCCCGAAGCGTTGACCGCCCGGTAGGCGCAGCGGGGGGCGCGGCCGCCCCCGCATTCAATGCGTGTCGTGGCTCGTGAACCGAGGCTCAATCATGCCGTTGTGCGGCTGATGATCAAACGCAACGTGCACGACCTCGCCGACGCGCACGATCTGTTGGCGCTCCTCAACGATCGCCTGTTGCAATTGGGCGTCGAGCCGAGGGCCGCGCTGCTGCACAACTGGCGCGTGGGCGATCAGGCTGGATCGAACCCCTCGACATGAGCCAGCCCGTCGGCATTGCCGCCGCCGTGACCTCGATCGGCGATCACATCGTTACATCTTTGCCCGCGCAGTTCCTTGTGTTGTGCTTACTCAATGTCGTGTTTATTGGTGGCGTGCTGGTGTTCCTCGATCGAGAGAACCGCGCCCGCGCGGAGGCCGAGACGCATGCGATGGACACGCGCGAGCGTGTGTTGTCGCCGCTCCTCGCCGCCTGCCTGCACGGCCTGCCATCCCCGCAAACCCCCGCCAAACCTCAATGAAACCGCGTCGCGACGACCCTATACGGTGTCGAGAATCGGGACCTGAAACGATTGCAGACCGCGCCCCCACCGATTTTTTACGGTTAGGCAATGGGCCGTTGGATGGAAACGCGCGGGCGAAAGGACGCCATGAGCACCAAGTTTCTTAGTAATTTCTCCTTCCGGGATCGGGTGACGATTGACGCGGACGCTTCAATTACTGGTGTCGTCTCGGGCTTCGCGTGGAGCACGGACGAAGGCGAGACCATTAAAGTAAACTGGATGCATAACGGTACTTCTCAGGTCGCATGGTTCGAGATGGCTGGCGTCTGACGAAGGTGCGTGCGAATGAGTGACGCCGCCGCCGCCGAGTGGCCCGCCGACCGCATCGAGCGCCGCACCGTCACCGGCCTGATCCCGCACGCGCGCAACGCCCGCCGCCACACCGCCTCGCAGATCGCCGAGATCGCCGGTCTGATCCGCGAATTCGGCTGGACCGTGCCGATCCTGATCGACGAGGAGGACCTGATCATCGCGGGGCACGGGCGCGTGCTCGCCGCGCATCAACTGGGCATTCCGAACATCCCCGTCGTCGTCGCGCACGGTTGGAGCGACGCGCGGAAACGCGCTTACATGATCGCCGATAATGAAGTGGCCACGCACAGCACTTGGAACAAAGAACTGCTGCGCGTCGAACTCGCCGACCTCGCGCAACAGGGCATCGACCTGGAAACGATCGGCTTCGACGCCGCCGACCTCGCCGCGCGCGACGCGCCCGACGATCTGCCGCAGGCGCTGCAACTGGAACCCGCCCGCGAGTATTGCGTCATCATGTGCGCCGACCTCGACGAATGGGAACGCCTCAAGGTCGCGCTGTCCCTGACACCCGTTCGTCGCGGCGGCTACAAGAAAGGGTCCATCCTCGACGACGTGGGCACGCAGCGGGTGGTGCCCGCCGGCGACCTCCTCCGGCTGCTGGACCGATGACCGCGCCCGCCCCCAGACTCCACATCGCCGTTCCGTCCAAGGGCAGGGCTGGGAGGGTGCTTACGCAGGCCGTGCTCCCGTCGTGCCATGTTTATGTGCCCGCCCTGGAAGCCGCCGCGTACGCCACGGCGGGCGCCCGCAACGTCGTCGCCGTGCCCGACACCGTGCGCGGGATCACCGCGACGAGGAACTGGATACTCGACAACGCGAAATCGACCCGAATCGTGATGATCGACGACGACGTGAAGATGCAGGGATACACGAAGTTGTTGCCGCGTCAGGCGATGCGCGTGTCCCTCGACGAACCGACATGGCTCGCCGAATTCGCCAAGCTGTTCGCGATCACCGAGCAACTGAAACTCCGCATATTCGGCGTCTCGACCGATGGCGCGACCCGCTCGGTCTACCCGTTTTTTCCCTTCCGCTTCCGTTCCTATATCACCGCTTCGTGCATGGGGATCGTCAACGACGGGCGCACCCGCTTCGACGAAACCTATCAGGTGAAAGAGGATTACGAACTGTGCGCGCGGTGCATCAAAGAGGACGGGGCCGTTGTGTGCGCGCAATATCTCAACTGGACCAATTCGCACTGGCACGACAAGGGCGGTTGCCATGATTACCGCACGCAGGCGATGGAACGCGACGCGATCCGCCGCCTTTGCAAGACCTATCCGGGTCTGGTCCGCGCCGTCGCGCGCGCCGGATCGCAATGGAACGTGGAGATCACATGAGCACCACAGATACCGAACCGCTGTTGCAATTCTTCGCGTATGCGCACTTGCGCGACGATCTGAAAATCGTTTCGGCGCCGTTCGCCGGTCTGGCGGAATTTATCGTCTCGACCCTCCCGCGCAACCCGGAGCACACGGTCGCGTTGCGCAAGCTCCTCGAAGCGAAAGACTGCGCCGTGCGCGCGCGGCTGTTCGTCTGATGCCCGGTCGCCGCGCCAAGCCTACCGCGCTGCACAAGCTGCACGGAACCTACAACGCGACGAATCACGGGCGCGACCGCAAGGGCGAGCCGGTGCCGATCGGCGACCTCGACGAACCGCCGCCCGATCTGACGGACAGCCAGGAAGCCGGATGGCGTTACGCCATCGCGCACATGCCGAAAGGCGTCGTCAAACTGATCGACCGGGGCATCCTCAAGGTCTGGGTCGAGGCCGAGGACCGCCACAACACCGCCCGCATGATGCAGGCGATGCTTGACCAGGACACGAAGTTGAAACTGTTGGTCAAAGGCCCGAACGGGCTGGAACCCTCGCCGTACAACTTCATCCTCGACAAGACCGCGCAAACGATGTTCCGCGCCGCGCAAGAGTTGGGCTTCTCGCCCGCCGCGCGCCCGCGTCTCAAGGTGCACGGCCACGACGACGCGAAACCGGCCGACGATGTGCGATCGAACCCGTGGGCCGCGCTGCAGGTGATCCCAGGTGGCAAGACGGGCTAAGGCCGCCTCCCCTCCCGGCGATGATCCGCGCCGCTTCGTGCGCGACGCCCTCGACTACGCCCGCCGCACCGCGGACGATCCCGCGTCCGCCTCGATCCACGCCCGCGCCGCCTGCGAGCGCTTCGTGCGCGACCACGCCGAAGCCGGAAAGGATTCTCGCTGGCGCTTCGACGACGTGAGCGCGATCCGCGCGATGTTGTTCGCGCAACAAATGCCCAACATCAAAGGCCCGGAAGCGAACAAGCCGATCCGCCTGATGGACTGGCAGAAGTTCGCTTACGCGAACATTTTCGGGTTCAAGGAAGCCGGAACCGATTCCCGCCGCTTCCGTCAGGCGGGCATCTTCGTCCCCAAGGGTAACGGCAAGACAACGATTTCCGCGCCGCTCGCGATGTATATGACCTTCGGCGAGGGCGAGGGCGGGGCCGAAGGCTACGCTGCCGCCGTGACCCGCGATCAGGCGCGCATTCTGTTCGACACCGCGCAGAACATGGTTCGCCGCTCGCCCGACATGCAACGCGAATGGCGCGTCGGCGTGCTGACGAATTCGATTTTCCAGGAACACACCGCCTCGCGCTTCATCCCGATCAGTTCGGACGCGAAAGCCCTCGACGGCCTCAACGTCGCCGTCGCCGTGTGCGACGAAATCGGATCGCACCGCACGAGCGAGGTGTACGACGCGCTGATCACCGCGATGGGGAAGAGGCGGCAACCCTTCCTGCTGTCGATCTCGACCGCGACCTCGAACAGTGCCGGGATCGGCAAACAGGTCTGGGATTACGTGCTTCGTGTTGTCCAGGGCGGGCAGGATGACGATCGCCTGTTCGGGATCATTTACTCGATCGACGACCAGGACGACCCGTGGGAAGAGTCGACCTGGATCAAGGCGAACCCCGGTTGGGGCCATTCCGTCCAGCCCGACGCGATCCGCGCGATCATGCGGCAGGCACGCAACAATCCCGCGCAGGAAGCATCGGCGCGGACCCGTCACCTCAACGTCTGGGTCGGCGCGGACGAAGCACTGTTTTCAACGCGCGCGTGGAACGCCTGCGGCGATCCCTCGCTTCACATTTCCGCTTTCGAGGGCCGCGAGTGTCATATCGGGGTCGATCTCGCCTCGCGCGCCGACCTCGCCGCCGTCGTGGCCGTGTTCCCGCAACGAATCACCGTCGAGGGCAAGGAGTCGCTCCTTTTCACGGTATTTTCGCGCTGTTACCTCAATGAAGCGGCGGTGATGGAAGCCCGCAACCCGTCATATCCGGGCTGGGCCGCGAACAATGAACTGATCATCACTCCGGGCAACGAAACCGATTTCGCGACGATCGAGTCCGACATCCTCGACCTGTGCAAACGCTTCAGGGTGAGATCGCTCGCCTTCGATCCGTACAATTCGGTCCACCTCGCGCAACGCCTCACGGCGGAAGGTGTGCCCTGCGTCGAATTCCGCGCCAATACGTTGAACTTCTCGCCCGCGACCCGCGAACTCGAAGCCGCGATCCGGGGCGGACGCATTCAACACGACATGAACGGCCCCCTCGGCTGGTGCATCGGCAACGTCGTCGGCCACACCGACGCCCGCGACAATGTTTATCCGCGCAAGGCCCGCCCGGAAAACAAGATCGACGCGGCGGTCGCTTTGATCATGGCGATCGCCCGCGCCACGGATCACGTCGATGCGACCTCGGTTTATGAAACGCGCGGGCTGTTGGTGCTGGAATAAGGAGTAAGACCAAATGCACACTTCAACATTCGATTACCTGATACCAACTGACGAGCAAATCGCGACAATGGCGCGGCTCCGAGAGGCCGCGCGCGTTTACTGCGAAGTATTGGATGCTGAATTGCCGAATGGTCCAGACAAGACATTCATCATTCGCGCGCATCGGAGTAATGCCATGTGGGTGAATGTCGCCGTCACCCGTCAACCTGATGGCACGCCGCGCCCCTAAATGACCTTACGCGAACGCCTCGGCCAGTGGTTGCTTAACGCCCCGCCCGCGCCCGCCCCTGCCTCGACGGAGACCAAGGACAGCGCCGCCGTGACCTCGACCCTCGGCGGGCTGGGCTGGCCCCAGCCGATGCTCTACGCCGCCCTGGGCGGGTATGCGTCGAACACCGGAGTCCCGGTGACGCCCTTCACCGCCCTGCAGGCGGCGGCGGTGTATGCCTGCGTGCGCGCGGTGTCGCAGGACATCGCCATGCTGTCGCCGTTCGTCCGCCGCCGCCTGATCGGGGGCGGCTACCGCCGCGAGCTACAGCATCCGCTTACCAAATTGTTCCGCCGTCCGAACCGCTGGCAAACGTGGTTCGAATTCATCGGCTACGCGGTGACCTCGATCTGTTTGCGCGGCAACGCTTTCATCGTCGTCGAGCGCGACCGCGACGCGAACCCGATCGAACTGGTCCCGATCGCGCCCGACCGCGCGACGATCATGCTGACCGACGACGGTGAACTCTGGTATCGCGTCAACTCGCGCCGCCTCGGCTACGGCCTGTTGGTGCCACCTGACGACATGATCCACATCAAGAACATTTCGATGGACGGATATGTGGGCGTCTCGCCGATCGCCATCGCCCAGGACGTGATTGGCCTCGCCCTCGCGACGCAGCAGCACGGCGGCGTGCTCTTTCGCCAGGGCGGACAGATCGGCGGCGTGATCTCGCACCCCGGCAAGCTGTCGAAGGAAGCCGCGGACCGGATCGCCAATAGCTGGCGCGAGACGCATTCCGGGGTGCAGAACGCGCACAAGGCCGCGATCCTCGAAGAAGGGATGAAATTCGATAAGATCGCGATCACCAATGAGGAAGCGCAATTCCTCGAAACCCGCCGCTTCCAGGTGATCGACATTTGCCGCCTGTATGGCGTGCCGCCGCACCGCCTCGGCGAACTCGACAAAGCGACACTCAACAACATCGAGCAGCAGAATCAACAATACGTTGACAGCGCCTTAAAGCCTCTGTCGCGTTCCATCGAACAATTGTTCGACCATCATTTGTTGTTCGACGACGAGCGTTCGATGCTGGAATGCAAATTCGACTTCGACGACATGACGCGCGGCGACCTGTTGACCCGGTATCAGGCGTACCAGGTCGGAACCCTCAACGGCTGGCTATCGCGCAACGAAGTCCGCGCGCGGGAGAACATGAACCCGATCGAGGACGGCCACGGCGACGATTATCGCGTTCCGCTCAATACCGCCGTGCCGTCCGACAACCTCGCGCAAACGACCACCGCGCCGAGCGAGACGGCGGCGAAGCCCGAGGCGACGCCGACCAAACCCGAACCGGGGCCGACCGAATGATGCAGATCGTCAGCGCGACCCACTTCAAAGCGTTGAACCGGGGCCGCAACGTGACCCGCGCCGCCGTTGGCGTGCGCAAGCAGATGATCGCCCCCGCCCAACAGATCGACGACCGGCGTCAACTGCGCTTCACCATCAGCACCGATGCGGTCGATCGCGAGCAGGACGTGATTTCCCTCGCCGGTTGGGACCTCGCGAACTTTCAGCGCAATCCCGTTGTCCTCTGGGGTCATGACGCCTCGCGCCTGCCGATTGGTCGCGCCTTCGATCTCCGGATCGAGGACGCCTGCCTGAAAGCCTCGATCGAGTTCATTCCGTCCGACACGCCCGAAGGCGGGCTCTTCGCCGAGTCCGTCTATCGCCTCGCGCGCGGCGGCTTCATCGCCGCGACCTCGGTCGGGTTCCGCCCGCTGAAATGGGACTACACCAGCGACCCCTCGCGCGGTGCCGATGATTGGTTTCCCGGCATCGACTTCGAGGCGCAAGAGCTTGTCGAGCTTTCCGTCGTCACCGTGCCCGCGAACCCGGAGGCGCTGATCGAGGCGCCGGGGCCGGGAGAGGGCACCGCCATCGCCGCCGACACCCCGCCCGTCTCGGGCGAGGAAGTGACCGCCTTCGACCCGGAGGCGATCGAGGCGCGAGCCGCCGCCGTCAACGAAGAATTAACAAGATCACGAGCACGCCGCCGCAGGCTGTTCCAACTCGCACAAGCCATGACCTAACGAATTCCGAGGTATCCCCCATGTCCACACTGTCAGAACGCCACCGCGAGTTGAAACGCCGCCGGTCCGAGATCGTCGGCAAGATGGGCGCGATCGTCAAAGCCGAGGACGACGACAAGCCGATCTCCGACGAAGAGTCGACCACCTTCGACGAACTCGCCGCCGCCCTCGCCGCGATCGACCAGCGCTTGCAGCGCGTCGCCGCCGCCATGCAGGCCGCCGCCGAGGGCGCGACCGACGGCACCGATGACGACGATCCCGATGCCGATCCCGACGACAAGAACCTTCAGCGAGGGAGTTTCCGCGTGCGATCCGATTCAACCCCCGCCCGCCCGAAGCGGGATCCATACGCGGGCCTCAAGGACAAACGCGGGGTGCACGCCGCGCGGTACGTGCTCGGCCTGTTGCATGCCCGCTTCCATCATGTGTCGATGGAAAAAGCGGCGGAATTCATTTCCAACCGCTTCGGCGACGACATCGTTGCCCGCGCCCTCAATTCGAGCGTGACCGGCGAGGGCGGCGCCCTGATCCCGCAGGACTTCATGGCCGATCTGATCGAACTGTTGCGGGCCTCCACCGCCGTTCGCGGCTCCTCGCCGATGGAAGTCGGCATGCCGATGGGGAACCTGACGATCCCGCGTCTGGCCGGTGGAGCGACCGCCAGTTACCAAAACGAACTCGACGACATCGCGATCTCGCAAGAGCGCTTCGACGATGTGAACTTCGTGGCCAAGAAACTGACGGCGATGGTCCCGGTCAGCAACGACCTGATCCGCCGCGCCCCGATCGGGGTCGAAGAGGTTGTGCGCGATGACCTCGTACAAACGATCGCCCGCCGCGAGGACTTGGCCTTCCTGCGTGGCGACGGGACCGACAAGGGGCCGGTCGGAATGCGGCACCTCGCGCTGCCCGCGAACATCATCACCGTGACCGCGATGCCCGCGACGCCCGCGCCGGGGGATGGCGTGACCGCGATCCTCGCCGGGGCGTCCTCCGCGATCCTGACCCTTCAAAACGGCATGTCGCGCATGATCCGCCCGACCTGGATCATGGCGCCGACGATCGCCCGCTTCATCGCCACCGCGCGCGATTCGATCGGCGGGTTCTATTTCAAGGACGAAATGGCGCAAGGGATGTTCGAAGGCTATCCCGTCAAATTGACGCAGCAAATCCCGACCAATCTCGTGATGAGCACATTCACGAAGGCGAGCGAGGTCTATTTCGTTGACATGGCGGATTTCGTCATCGCCGACACGTACAACGTCGTCGTCGATGCGTCCGACGTCGCGGCCTACAATGATGGCGTGTCGATGGTGTCCGCGTTCCAGCGCGATCAGTCGTTGTTCCGCGTCATCGCCGAGCACGACTGCAACATGCGGCACCTTCAATCGCTCGTGGTCCTGTTGACGCAGGACTGGGGCTTTAGCGGCCTGCCGGGTGCCGTCGGGGCGCCTTACTCGACGCAGCCGCTTAACCCCACATGGTCGCAGGCCCCCGCCATCAGGCCCGCCCTCGCGACCGGCGCGAACGCCCCGCCCGCGCTCAAAGACCCGGCATAAACGGAGGAGCCTTGCACAATGTCAGACTCACGCACGACGCCGCCGCGCCTCGCCCCCCTCGGCTCGATGCCGGGGGGGTTCGAATTCCCGCCGCGCCGCTATCCGCCCGATCCGCAGCACCTCGACATCCCGCAGACCTATGATCCGCGCGTGTCGGTGCAGCTCGAACGCACCGCGCGCGACATCGCGGCTGGCGCGCCCGGAACCGCCGCCCGCGAGGACGCCGAACGCGCGACCATCGACAACCCGCGTGGGTCACCCCCGTCGCCGCGCGAGGAGGTCGATGTCGTCACGGAACGCGAAACCGCCGTGACGTTCAATCAGCATTTCGCCAGCTACAACGCGGGCGAGTCCGCCGCTTTCACCGCGGACGAAGCCGCCCGCCTCGCTGAGTTGGGGGTGACCGGCGACGCCCCGCCCGATGGTGGTGGCGCTACCGCCCCGGTCAACACCGCGATTCCCGTCGTCACTCAGGCGGCGGATGTGCTGTCGTGCACGATGGGCCTGTGGGACGGCACGCCGACGACCTACGCCTATGCGTGGCAGATCGACGGCCTCGCGGTCGGCACCGACTCGTCGTCTCATACCGTGCTGCCCGCCGACGTGGGCAAGACCGGCGTTTGCGTCGTCACCGCGACGAACGCGGCGGGAACGACGGAGGCGCCGCCATCGGTCGGCGTCACCATCGCATGAGCGGCTTCGTTCCTGGGACGCTGGTGCAGATGCGGACGCTGCGCCGGTTCAGTCACTACCTGGCGGGCGAGGTCATCGCCGTGCCGTTCGACGCCGCGCGCGAACTCGACGCGAAACGCCTCGCCGCGCCCATGCAGTTGTTCGTTCCGACGCCCGTCGAGAAGGACGACGCCGCCCCCACGCCGGTCCGCCAGCCGGGCGGGATCGTGAAGAAGTAACGATGTATGCCGCGCTGCGCGTGATCACGCCGCCCGCGTCCGAGCCGGTGACGGTGGACCTCGCCCGCCAGCATTGCCGGATCGACGCGGACTATGACGACGCGCTGGTGGCGATGTACGTCACCAGCGCCCGCATGTGGGCTGAGTCCTACCTCAACCGCGCGTTGTTCACGCAAAAGCTGCAATTCAACGTGACCTGGGCGCCGCCGCCGACCGCGACGCCGCTGGTGCCGCAAAGCCTCATTGTTTTCCCCTTGAACTGGCCTCCCCTGGTGAAGCGCCCGATCGAGTTGCCGCGCGCGCCTTGCCGATCGGTCGAGCAAATCACCTGGGGACCGCTGGGCGACATGCAAATCGCCGACCCGTCCGACTATGACCTCAACCTGGGCGTCGATCCCGCTTACGTCGCGGTGAAGCCCGCGCTGCTGCCGCGCATTCCGCAACAATCCATGAGCATCGACTACACCGCCGGGTTCGACGACGCCGATCCCGCCGCGGTGCCCGCGCCGATCCGTCACGCGATCCTGATCCTGACCGCGTTTCTGTACGAACAACGCGGCGACGTGTCGGCGGAAATGCCCCCCGCCGCCTGCCTGCTGATGCAGCCCTGGCGGCTCTGGACCTTCGCCGGATGATCCATGCCGGATAATCCTTCCGGTGCCCTGACGGCCTCCGTGGGCCTCGGCTCGCTGCGCTGGCGGGTGACCCTCTACCGCCGCGACCAGGCGCCCGCCGACGACCTCGCGCTTCAAGAGTCCCTGGTGCCGATCGCCACCGTGCACGCCGCGATCGAGCCGACCTATGCCTCGACGTTCTACGCCTCGACTCAGGTCGATACGCCCGTGACTCACATGATCACGATCCGCTGGGCCGATTATCCCGCGACGATCGACGTGGTGATCCGCTCCACCGATCGACCGGGCGGCGGGCAACGCAGCGAATTGTTCCGCGTGCGCCGCACCAAGGAGGTCGGGGGCCGCAAGCGCTTCCTGCAAATGGAATGCGAACTCGAACACGCGCGCACCACGCCCGACGACGGCGACGGCACGCGGAATGCCCTGTTGACGGAACCTTATGACGGCGCGGCGGCGGCACCGCCCGGAGTGAACCCGCTATGACGTTGATCCTGATCGTGCTCGTGATCCTGATCCTCGCCGGGGGTGGCCTCGGCTGGCGCCGCGGATACCTCGGCCCCGCCGATCCGCTCGGGCTCATCCTGATCGTGCTCGTGATCCGGCTGCTGGTCGGCGCCTTCGGCGGACCGCGCTGGGGATACTGGTGAGCCAGCTAAAACTCCGCGTCACGTCCTGGGGCGACGTCGCCCTCGACAAGTCGGGCGTTCGTAAGCTGATGCGCGCGGCCGGCAACGACGTGAAGAACAAGACCGCGCGCCTGATCAATCAAAGCCAGGGCGGCGGCAAGATGTATTTCGGACCCGCTGGCCGCTATCGCGCATCCTCGCCGGGGGCACCGCCCGCGCGCGTATCCGGGGATCTGCGCGCTTCCCTCAAGACCTATGTTTTCAAGACCGGCGAGGGCTTCGCCGTGCGCGCGCGCCAGTTCTACGCGCTGTTTCTGGAAACCGGGGCGAAGGGCGGCGGCAACCCCGGCGCGCGGGCCGTCAGGCCGGTGAACCGCCGCACCGGACGCCACATGCGCGCGAAGGGTGTCTACACCCGCCGCGTACTCGAGCCTCGCCCGTTTCTTGATCGCGTGATGGCGGAGCAGGCCAAGGAACTCGATCGCCGCGTGCGCGCCGCGCTCGCCGCTGGCATGACCTGGAAACAAACCAAGACATGAGCGGCACCGCGACGATCTCGATCATGGGCAGCTTCATCGCGCAGCTTCGCGCGAATGCCCCGATCTTCGGCGGGCGCGTCGCGGGTGCCGCCGAGTTCTACGCGGGCCTGAAAAACTACAACACGTCGATGGCCCTGCCCGCCGCGTACGTCCTCCCGCTGGGGCAGGAAGCCGAACCGAATCAGGTCTGGAATGGCCTGATTCAGATCGTCCACAAGAGCGTGGGCGTCGCCGTCGAACTCGACGCGCAAACCGATCGCCGGGGGCAGGCGCCCGCGATGAACTTCGAGGAGATCGAGGCGCAGATTTTTGCTTCCGTGTTGAATTTGGAGATCGGCGATTGTCGCATGGTGCGCGGCACGTCGTTTTCCGGCGCCCGATACCTCGACCTCGATCGCGCGCGGCTGTTCTACCAATGGGAATTCAACCTCGACTGGCAATTGACGGACGCCGATGGCGTGCAACCCGTCTCGGTGCCGTTGCAGACGATCGAGGTGGACATATTCGGACCACACGGCACGCCCGCCCCGGGTACGCCGCCCGCCGCCGTCGTCGTGGTCCCGACCGGCGACCCGCCTTATCCCCCCGCGACCGATGGGCCGTGGCCCGATCCCCCAAGCACAACGGAGGCTCAGAAATGAAAGTGAAGCCGGTCGAGGGCCGCGCCGTGCGCGATCCCAAGAACATGCAATTGCTGCCCGAGGAGGGCCGCGAGGTGCCGGATGGCGATCCGTTCTGGGTCCGCCGCGTCCGCGACGGCGACGTGACGGTCGAGGAAGCGCCGCCGCCGCCCGATCCGCCCGCCGTGAACAAAGGAGCGTAACCGATGGCGATTAATTTCACCTATTACCCCACGTCCAATCGCGTACCAGGGGTGTACGTCGAGATGGACCCGTCACAGGCGAACACCGCGACGGTCCTACAAAAGACCCTGCTGATCGGACAGATCACCGCCGCTGGCGCCGCCGTTCCCGATACCCCGGTTCTGGTCGAAAGCCTCGCGCAAGTGCTCATTCTGTGCGGCGCCGGTTCGATCCTCGCGCAGATGACGGAACGATACCTGCAACGCGACAGCTTTGGCGCCCTCTACATCCTGCCGCTCGCCGACAATCCCGCGTCCGCCGCCGCGAGCGGAACGATCGCGATCTCCGGCACCGCGACCGCCTCGGGGACGCTCAATATCTACATCGGTGGCGTCCGCGTGCAGTCCGTCGTCAACAGCGGCGACGCCGGTTCCGTGGTCGCGACCGCGCTCGCCGCCGCGATCAACGCGAACACGAATCTGGCGGTCACCGCCGCCGCCGCGTCCGCGACCGTGACCCTGACCGCGAAGAACAAAGGGCAGGCCGCGAACGACATCATGGTCGTGCAGAATTACCTTGGCGCGGCGGGGGGCGAATATCCCGTGCCGGGGATCATCGCCGCGATCACGCCGATGGCGGGCGGCACCGCGAACCCGATCCTGACGAACGGCCTCGCGAACCTGTCGAGCCAGCCCTATGACTTCATCGGCCTGCCGTACAACGACACCGCTTCACTCGACGCCATGAAAACCTTTCTCGCCGACGACGACGGGCGCTGGTCGTGGCAAGAAATGATCTATGGCGGATGCTTTTGCGCGTTCCGCGGAACCCTCGGCGAATGCACCACCTTCGGCATGGGCCGCAACGATCAGCACATGTCGATCGTGGCCTTCCAGGGGTCGCCTGACCCGGTGTGGATATGGACCGCTGAGATCACCGCATCGAGCGCGGCCAGCCTCCGCGTCGATCCTGGGCTTCCGCTGCAATACATCAACACGACGCTGCAGGCGCCGCCGATCGCGCAACGCTGGACCCTCGGCGAACGCAACACCCTGCTTTATGACGGCATGAGCACGACCCGCGTCGGCGATGACGATACCGTGATCATCGAGCGCATGTGCACGACCTATCAAAAGAACGCGGCGGGGGCGACCGACAACAGCTACCTCGACGTCGAAACGATGTATGGCCTGATGTTCGTTTCCAGGGATCTGTCAAACTATCTGCTGACCCGCTACGCGCGCAAGAAACTGGTCAGCGACGTGACGCCGATCCTCGCCGGATCGAACTGCGTCAACGCCCCGATGATCCGCGCCTCGGTGATCGCCGAGTACCGCGCCCTGGAAGCGGCGGGCTATGTTCAGAACAGCCGGACCTTCGCGCAAAGTGTCATCGTCGAGAATGCCGGAAACGGTCTGGTGAAAATCCTCGCCCCCGTCGATCTCGTGAACCAGCTTCGCCAGATCGCGATTTTGTTGCAATTCCGTAAATCTTGAGGAGGTTCGCACATGGCCGCGTGTGAAAGGCTGGCCGGGATCACCGGCCTGACGATCGACGGAAACGCATACATGGTCGTTTCCGATGTCACATGGTCGCCCGCCAGATGGAAGCGCGAGACCCTGGTGGGCCTCGACAGCGTGCACGGCTTCTCGGAGGTGCCGATCCAGGGCTTCATCGAGGCGACGTTGCGCGACAGTGGTGAGATCAGCGTTGGCGACTTCAACGATATGCGCTGTGTCGAGGTGCTCGTGACCCTCGCGAACGGCAAGGTCGTCGGCGGATCAAATATGTGGAACACCGCCGCGCTCGAAGTCCGCGCCGCGGAGGGCACGTTCCAGGTCCGCTTTGACGGCATCGACGTATCGGAGGCGTGAGCGAATGGACGTCATCACCGCAGAGTTCGACCCGATCGACGACGACGGCGACGATCTGCCGCGCACGTTCGACATGGACATCGACGTGACGTTCCAAAAGAAACGCTTTGTGTCGCTGCACCTTGAAGAACCGACCGGCAAGCAGTTGGAGAAGGCCGAGATCGAACTTAACACAGCGCAGCCGACCGCTTACACCATGCGCCGCTATCAGGTCGCCTTGATCGCCGCCGTCGCGCAATTGCCGCGCGAGGTCGTGCTCGAACTACGGGAAAGCCAACTCGACGAGGCTTTCAGTTTTTTAGCCGACTTGCGCGCGCGTTCCCGCAAGGATGGCGCGACCTGATCGCCGACCTGACCCGGTTCTGGGGCTGGGGTCCGCACGACGCCTGGGGACTGACCGGATCGCAATTGGTCTGGTGGGCCGAACAGTCGCATCGGATCGTCGAGCGCGAGCGCGCCGCGCGCGAGGAAGGCCGGTAACGTGGCTGGCTACAGTGTAACCTTCTCGGTCGTCGATGACGCGACGAAACAGATCGACGCGATCAATCGCCGGATCGCCCAGATGCGCGCGCCCCTCGATCGCCTGTCGAAACAGGTTACCCGCTTCGTTGACGTGTCCGGGCTGCGCAAGGTCGCGTCCGGGTTCCAATGGATCGCGACGACGGCGGGGAACGTGCTGCGCACGCTCACCGCGATCGTTCCCGTCATGGGCGCGATCACGGGCGCCGCCTCGATCGCGGGCATGGTCAAGCTGGTGGGCCAGTACGCCGCGTGGTCACACGAACTTGTCGCCGCCGCCGACAACATCGGCACGACGACGCAACAGTTGCAGCAGTTCGAGGATGCGACCCGTCTCGCCGGGGGCAACGCCGCCGACATGCGCGACAGTCTCAAGGGCTTGCATGACAACCTCGCCGACTTCAATCGGGGGGGCGCCAGCGCCGCCCTGACCGGGCAATGGGCGAACAAGTTGGGCATCAACCTCAAGGATGCGAACGGACACATCCGCACCGCGACCGACCTGATGCCGGAATTGGTCAAGCGCATCAGCGAGTTGCCCGATCCCGCCGACCGCGCCGCCGCGTCCGCCGCGCTGCTGGGCGGTTCCGGGGATAAGCTGGTCGAGACGTTCCGCCAATCCAGCCAGAGCTTCGCGCAATGGTTCAACGACGTGAAGCGCTACAAGGATTTAACCGACGACCAGAAGCAAAGCCTGCAACGCTTCACCGAGGCGCAAGGACGCCTGGGCGTCGACTTTGACCGCCTGGGCCAGCAAATCTCGGTGATGGTCGCCGAACACTTCGGCCCACTGCTGACGAAGTTCGCCGAGTTCGTCGAAAAGCATACGCCTGACATCCTCAAGGCCATCGACGATCTTTCGACCCGCTTCGCCGCGTGGCTCGACTCGATCAAATGGGATGACGTTGAGACCGGTGTCCAGAAGTTCATAGATTCGCTCAAATGGGTGATCGACAACCTCGACACGATCAAGGTCGCCGCCGAAGCCATCGCCGCGCTCTTCGTCATCAAATGGGGCGTCCAGGCCGTCGCCGCGATTGCCCAGGTGACGAGCGCGATCGGATCAATGACCGGCGCGATCGGCTCCGTGGGCGGTGCCGCTGGCGCGCTCGAAGGCGGCGCGGCGGCTGCTGGCGGGGTCGGACTGCTCGGCGCCCTCGGCCTCGTGGCCGCTGTCGTCGGCGGCACCTATCTGCTGTTGAAAAAGGGTCTACCCTTGCTCTTCGGTGATCGTCCGCTCCCGCTCGCCAGACCACCGGGCGAGGGCGGGACGCCGCAGGCGACGCCGAACACCGCGCGCGGGGGCGGAGGGGAAAGGCACACCGAACGTCAGCCGATCCGCCCCGGAGGCTCCGGCCATGGCGGCGGGCCGCGCATGCCCCCTGGAAGTGTGCCCGGTGTCAGCGGGCTTGGCGCGACACCGTTCGGCGACCTGATCGCGCGCGGCGAGGGTGATTATAACTCGATCAATTCCAGGAACGATCGCGGCAGCTATACCCCCGGACACGCCGACCTCGCCGGTATGACTGTCGCCGAAGTCCAGGCCCAACAGGCGGCGGGAAAGATATTCGCCGTGGGCCGCTATCAGGCGATCCCCAAGACCCTCGACGCCGCCGTTAAGGCGATGGGTCTCAAGGGTGATGAGAAGTTTACCCCGGAACTACAGGACCGGATTTTTGGCGAATACCTCGCCGGGGCGAAGCGGCCCGAGATCGCCGCCTATCTGAGCGGTCAGAGCAACGACCTGCAAGCGGCGCTCAAGGCGACCTCGGCGGAATGGGCGTCGGTCGCCGACCCGGAAACCGGACAGAGCCACTACGCGGGCGTGGGCGGTAACAAGGCGTCGATCTCCGTCGCCGAAATGACGCGCGCGCTTGAAGCGACCCGTAAACAGATCATGGCGCGCACCGTGCCCCCCGCCGCCCCGCCAACAACCCAGACGGCACAGGCCACCCCGCCGCCCGCATACCAACCGCCCGCCCCGGTCGGGGTTAATCCCAACGCGAAGGTGCAATTCCCGCCGCCGCTGGCCGCCGCGCCACCCGTCGCCGTGCCGCCGCAGACCCCCCCGAATGGCGCCGTCGATGTCAACATCACACACAAGAATCCGCCGCCGAATTCCGCCGTCACCGCGACCGGCTCGGGTTCTGTCAACGTCGCGCCCGTGCGCGTCGAGCAACAGGACATGGCCAGCATATGAGCGGCATCCTCGGTCAGATCGGCGGAACGATCCGGGGCGTCAATCAGATCGTTTCGACGACCGGATCACTGGTCAATGACGTTGCCCGCATCGGCCAGGGCTTCACCGGCTCCCAAACTCCCGACAACTCTGGACTGTCCTGGGGCGCGGGCGCGTGGTTCCAACAACTGCAACCCGGATCGTGGCGCGGCGTGGGCTTCGTGCTTGACGCGGGCGAGACGGCGGCGGGCCGTCGCGTGGCGATCCATGAATACCCGTATCGCGATGACGCCTGGGCCGAGGACCTGGGCAAGTTGCCGCGCCGCTTCACTGTCCAGGCATTCATTGTCGGCGACGATGTTTACCAGCAACGCGACGCCATGCTTCGCGCCTGCGAGCAGGCGGGGGCCGGCACGCTTGTCCATCCGACGATGGGCAGCATTCAATGCGTCCTGCTTGAATTCGGCTGCGCCGATCGCCGCGAACGGGGCCGCGTGGTGGAGTTGCAATTCACCTTCATAATCGCCGGAGACGTGCTCTATCCCGCGACCGCGACCGCGACCCTTCAAGCCGTGGCGAGTGCCGCCGCGCACCTTAATATCGCGTCCGCCGCCGACCTCGGTTCGTCGCTCCAAAGCATCGGCACCGTCGCCAAGGCGGTGACCTCGACGGTGAGCCACTATGCCTCGATCGCGACCGGGCTCGTTGGCGACGCGACCCGTATATTTAACTCCGTGCGGGGACTGGTTGGGTTCTATGGGCGCTACGCGACCGGAAGCCGCACGACCCTCCAATCCGTCAATGCGACCGTCAGCGGTGTCCTGGGCGCCGCCACGACGGCGCGGACCCTGGTCAATTCGTCCGCCTCGCTCGTGACCCGCCTCGCGAGTTTCCTGTGAGCGCCGAGTCGGACGCCTTCGCCCTCGCCGGGGTCCAACTCGCCGCCGCCCTCGCCGCGTCCGCGAACGATCCCGCCGACGCGGTCCGCATGCTCCTCCCGCTCGCCGGTTGGGTGCCGCCGCCGATCGCCGGAACCGGGCCGCTCGCCGTCAATGCGCGGGTCGCCCTCGACGCGATAGCCAGCAACCTTCGGTGTGCCGCGTGCGCCGCCCTGGCGACCGCCGCGACGGCCTATGCGCCCGCGTCCTATCAAGACGCGCAGGCGGTCCGTGTGACCGTGTGCGGCGCCCTGGACGCCGAGGCAACCCGCGCCGGGGATGCCGGTCTCGACGCCACCTATCAGGCGTTACGCGACCTTCGCGCCGCTGTCGCCCTCGACCTCGCCGTGCGCGGCGCGAACCTCGCGTGGCTGGTGGAGATCGACACGCGCGCCTCGATCCCCTCGCTCGCCGAAGCCTGGACACTCTACCAGGATACGCCGCGCGAGCCGGGGCTGGTCGCGTCCGCTGATCCGCCGCACCCGCTTTTCATGCCGACCAGTTTTCCGGCGCTAAACCAATGAGCGACGTCGCCGGATCAATCGCGCATGGCGTTCCGACCAGAGGCCCGCCGCCCGGTGCCGCGGACCTCCTGACCCTGACCGTCGGCAACGTCTCGGTCACCGGCTGGCAACGGGTCTCCGTGACGCGCCCGCTCGCCGCGATCCCCGCTTCCTTCTCGATCGAGGCAACCGAACGCTATCCCAACGCCGCCGACGTCGATCTCAAGCCGGGGCAACCGTGCACGGTGAAGATCGGCGCCGATCTCGTGTTGACCGGTTACGTCGATCGTTACACCTCCTCGATCAGCGCGTCGCAGCACACCGTTCGCGTCGAGGGCCGCAGCAAATCGGAGGATTTGGTCGATTGTTCCGCGCTTGTCGCGAACACCAGCGCCGGAAGCGAGAGTACGCCGGGGATGCAAATCCTCAACGGCGATGCGATCTCGATCGCGCGCAAACTCGCCGCTCCTTACAATGTCGAAATACAAACGAACTTCACCGGGCCGTTGCAGCCGATCCCGCAATTCAACATCAACCTGGGCGAGACCGTGTGGGAGATCATTGACCGGATCACCCGCTACGCCGAACTGATCCCCTACGATCTGCCGGATGGCTCGTTGATGTTCTCCGCCGTGGGCACCGAGTCGATGGCTTCGGGCTTCACCATCGGCGATAACGTCGAGGCCGCCGACGTCATGTTTTCGATGGATCAACGTTACCAGGAGTACGAGGCGCACGTCACCGCGATGATGGCGCTCGGGACCGATGCCGGGGTGAATTCGCCGGGGGTGGGCGAGATCGTGAAGGACGAGGAAGTGCCGCGCTTCCGCAAGCTCTACATCGTGAGCGAGCAATACGTGCTTGGCATGCCGCTCGCCGGAAAGCGCGCGCTGTGGGAGAAAAACCACCGATGGGGTCAGTCGTTCAACTTCACCGTGACAACGGACGCATGGCGCGACGCCGCCGGTAAACTGTGGTCGCCGAATTACCTCGCCCCGATCGTCGCGCCGCAATTGAAACTCGCCGACAAGCACTGGCTGATCGGCACCGTGACCTACACCCGCGACGAAAGTGGGCAGCATGCGCGTCTCTCGCTCTGGCCCAAGGAGGCGTTCAGCGTCGAACCGACCTCGCCGAATTATCTCGTGACGCAAGAGGACGTGAACAAGAACAACCCGACCAAACCGAACCCCGACACCCCGCCCGCGCCCGCGCCCGCGAAGCCCTTCGGCGGCACGCCGCTCCCGCCCGGTCAGGTCGAGGTGGTATGAGTGTCGCCGACCGTCTCTATCGCCGGGTCATGATGGCGATCGCGCCGATGAAAATCACCGCGACCGACGACTCCGGTCCGGTCCACCGCGCCCAGGTGCGGGGTTTTCCGCCCGAGACGATCGACTCCATGCCGGTGTTGCAGATTTACGGCCTCGCCTCGCACGCCATGCCGGGATCGGACGCAATGGCGTTGTTCGCGTCCGGCGACCGGTCAAACGGCGTCATCGTCGCGACCGGCAATCAGAAGTTCCGCCTGCGTAATCTCAATTCCGGCGAGGTCGCGCTGTATGACAATAACGGCAGCGTGATGAAGCTCGCGAACGGCGGTAATGTCGAGATCAAGGCGACCGGCACGCAGACGACGACGGTCCCGCAGATCAACACGAACGCCACGGGCGGGGTTAAGATCACGACGCCGCTCGTGCACGTCGAGGGCCGGCAGACGATGGCGTATCCTCCCGCCGCGCCGGATGAGGTCGCGACGAAATCCTATGTCGATGCGCACAGCGCGAGCGGACCGCAGGGACCACCTGGGCCGACCGGCCCGCAGGGGCCACAGGGACCGCCCGGATCGACCGGCGCCACGGGTCCGCAGGGACCGCCTGGGGCGGCTTCGACCGTGCCCGGACCGACCGGACCGCAAGGCCCGCAGGGCGTTCCTGGCGCCACCGGGGCGACCGGACCGCAGGGGCCGATCGGCAACACCGGAACGACCGGCGCGACCGGGCCGCAAGGCCCGATCGGACTGACCGGCGCGACGGGACCGACCGGCGCCACCGGACCGACCGGGCCGCAGGGCGCCGCCTCGACCGTGCCCGGGCCCGCGGGGCCGACCGGACCACAAGGCCCACCGGGCACGACCGGCGCCACTGGGCCGCAGGGACCGACCGGGCCGACCGGACCAGCGGGAGGGACCACCGTCAGCACCGACGCGAACAATTCCGCGCGTATCGGCAGCGACGGCAAAATTTGGGTTCCGCCCATCGGCGCCTCGCAATGGGACGGGCACGCGCTCGCCTTCGATACTTCGCCGTCCGCGCTCGACGACATGCGTGCGACCATCGCCGACCTGACCGCGCGCGTCGCCGCGCTTGAAGGTGCCCGCGCATGACCGGATGGATCGAGCAAGCCGGATTGCCGTTGCCCGCCGCCGATGGCCCGCTCCCGCCCGCGAACGCGACCGGCGACATTTACATCATGTGGGATAATGGAAATGCTGAGGGCGACTGGACTCTTGCGGTGGGTGATCTGCAAACCGGACAAGACCTGGAAACCGCCTGCCTTGTGTCGCTCTTCACCGATCGTCTCGCGACGCCCGACTTCACGCCGACCGATGGATCGAGCGACCGCCGCGGCTGGTGGGCCGATCCCTACAATGATCAGCCGCTCGGCTCGAACCTCTGGCAACTCGAACGGGCGAAGAAAACCCGCGACACGCTCGGGCTCGCGCGACGCTACGCCGCCGACGCGCTGCAATGGCTGGTCGATGACGGGGTGGCGAAAGAGGTCATCGTCAACACGTCCTGGTTGGGCAACGCGGTCGGCTCAACCTTCCTGGGGATCGGCATCGCGATCGTGAAGCCGGATGGCTCGATCACCCGCTTTACCTTCGGCTGGGCCTGGACTGGCCTCGCCGTGCTCGCTTCGCCCGCGCGGGTGCCGCCGCCGCCCATTCAACGTCAACGCGCGATGGTGAGGTGATCGAATGCCTTTCGCACGCCCGACCCTGACCGCGCTGCGCAACACCGCGATCCAGGACGTTACCACCAGCGGCATTCCCGGCCTCGACGGATTGCTTCGCAACGCGGTCCTGCGAGTCCTGAGTTGGGTCATGTCGGGGCTGGCTTATTCCGTCTACGGCTATCTCGATTATATCGCCCGCGAAGCGGTGCCGTTCACCGCGACCGACGAATACCTCTACGCCTGGGCCGCGCTGATCGGGGTCTATCAGAAGGACAGCACGCCCGCGTCCGGCTCCGCTCAGTTCACCGGCACCGCCGGTCTCGTGCTGCCTGCCGGGGCGCCTCTGACACGCCAGGACGGCACCCCCTACACGACGACCGCCGATGGCACCGTTGACGCCACGGGGCTTCTGACGGTGCCCATCGTCGCGGCTGTGAACGGTGCCGCGACGAACGCGGATGTCGGGGTCGCGATGTCGATCGCCTCGCCCGTGCCGGGGATCAATTCGGGCGGCGTGACCGTTACGCCATTGAGCGGGGGCGCCGACCAGGAAACGCAGGACGAGCTTCGGACCCGGATGCTTTACCAGTACGCGCAGCCGCCGCAGGGCGGTTCCGCGTCCGATTACGTCACCTGGGCGCTTGAAGTGCCGGGGGTGACGCGCGCCTGGATCGCGGCGAGCGGCGGACAGGTCCAGGTCTATCCCATGTTCGATGTCGCGAATGCCGCGCATGGCGGCTTCCCGCAGGGATCTGATGGTTGCGCCGTCGAGGAGAAGCGAGGGCCGACCGCGACCGGGGATCAACTGATCGTCGCCGAACATATCTGGCCGGTGCAGCCGGTGACCGCGCTGGTGTTCGTCGCCGCGCCCGTGCCGCTGGCGATCGACGTGACGATCGCGAACCTCGATCCCTCGACCGTCGAGATGGAAGCCAGCATCCTCGCTTCGTTACAGGATGCCTTTTTGGTCATCGGCGAGGTCGGCGGCGTCGTCTATCCCTCGCAGCTTTATCAGGCGATCAGCGCCACGCCGGGGGTCAATCGTTTCGACATGACGATCCCCGCCGCGCCGATCACGGCGCCTGCCGGGGCGCTGCCGGTCATGGGAACGCTGTCGGTGATCTGATGCCTTTGCCCCTCGCGACCGCGACCGATTACCTCTGGCAGTTTCAACGCCTCTTGCCGCGTGGCCGCGTCTGGCATCGCGGCTGGGGCACGATGCAGGCCGCCGACCTGTTGACCCTCATGCCGACCTGGGCGCGCCTGCACACGCGGGCGGGGGAGGTGATCGCCGAAACCTTCCCTTGCACCGTCGCCGCTGAAATGCTGCCCGAATGGGAAGCGACCCTCGGCCTGCCCGACTGCGAACCCCTCGGCACGATCCAGCAACGGCAGGCGGCGGTCTGCGCCAAGTTCTCGATGCGCGGCGGGCAGTCGATCAATTACTTCATCGACCTCGCCGCCGCGCACGGCTTCGCGATCCAGATCGAGACCTATTCCGCGTTTCGCGTTGACATCAACCGCGCCGAGGACCCGCTTTACGACGGCGCCTGGGATTATGCCTGGACGGTGTTTTCCGCCGAGGAGACTTACGTTTACTTTCGCCCCGATGTGTCGCACGCCGACGAACCCTTGGTGGCATGGGGCAACGCGCCGCTTGAATGCCTGATCAAAACATACGCGCCCGCGCACACGATCCCGATGTTTGAATATCATTATCCCTTCGCGGTCTGGGACGCGGGCGCGTCGATCTGGGATGACGGAACCTCAATCTGGGATCAATGGTCACCATGACATCAGCGATCGACCCGACCGTTCCGGTCGCGGGCACGCCGACGACCGCGAGCGTGCGCGGCAATTTCCAGATCGCGCATGACGAGATCACCGCGCTGCAAGCCACCACCCCCGCGCCCTCGACGACGCCGCCCCTGATGGACGGAACGGCGGCGGTCGGAACCGGAACGACATTTACGCGCGCCGATCACGTCCACCCGACCGACACCAGCCGTTACGCCGCGTCGAACCCCGCTGGCTACCAGACCGCGGCACAGATGGCGCCCGCGTTCAATGGTGTCGGTAGGAACTTACTGCACAATCCGCTTTTCAATGTGCAGCAAAGAGGCGCGGGGCCTTGGACGGCGGGCGGATATACCGCTGACCGTTGGGGTGTGATCAATAACCTCGATGCGGCGACTTACGGCATTGTTTCTCTGACGGATGCTGACCGCGCGGCCATTGGCGACGAGGCGGTGTTCGCGTCGTTACAGAATGTGTTTACGGGGTCCGGGACGGCGGGCGCGTTCAATGTCCTGTCGCAAAAGATCGAGAACGCGCGGCGACTGGCGGGCAAGACCGTCACGGTGTCATTCTGGGCGAGGTCGTCGGTTGGCACGCTAAAGCTTGGCGTTGGAGCGCAACAGAATTTCGGTTCCGGAGGATCACCGTCCGGTACCGTGGTTGTGCCCGGCGCGGCGACGGCTCCGATGGGCACGGCATGGGCGCGTTATTCGCAGCAGATCACATTGCCATCGGCGGCGGGCAAGATTTTCGGCACCACCGTCGGCACCGATTATACGCAGTTCAACATTTGGTATTCATGCACGACCAACGGGACTCTGGATTGCCCTCCGATTGGTCAGCAATCGGGCACGATACAATTGTGGGGCGTGCAACTTGAGATCGGCAGCGTGATGACGCCGCTGGAAAAGCCGGACCCGCGTTATGACCTCGCCAACTGTACCCGCTTTTATTTCCCTTCGGGGTTCATTCTGTGGGGCGGGTTCTGCACCGCGACGGCGCCTTACTACGCGGGAACCGCGTTGCCGACGATGCGGGCGCAACCGACGCTGACCGTCATCGGTGACACGTCCACCAATTTCGGGGCCAGGACACTGAACGCCGCGTCACCGAGTGCCGCTTACGTCACCGCGGTCGCGGTAGCCACGGGGGGAGGAACGTTGAACATGGCCTTCAGTGCATCGGCGGACTTGTGAGGATGTGATGGCGGATTATCAACTTACCGATACAACGACCGTGCTGCGCCGGGCCGACTCGGCCTACATCCCTGACGATCCGGGAAACCGAGACCGTCAACAATACGAAACATGGCTGGCGGATGGCAACACGCCCGACCCGGCGCCACCACCGTCTCAGGCGGGTGTCATCGCGCAGAGCGCGCAGTCGCTCCAACTCTCCGACGCGAAACAGCTTGCCGCGCAGGGCCGCACCGACGAAGCGCTCGCGGCGCTGATCAACATCATCGAAGGACAAACACCATGACCGCGACAATAATCTCCAATACTCCGCCTTTCGGCCTGATGACCAATCAAAGCGTGGCGGGGCTGCACACGCTCAATGACGCATTGCTCCGCTTGCAGGAAGCGGTCGCGACCGCCGCCTCTGGCTACGAGGGCGTCCCCGGCACCGAATACGAAACCGATTCGAACTTCGGGGTGCAGCCGGATGCCGCCACGCCAGGGGCCAAGGGGTCGGATTATGCTTTCGCCGTGAACAGTCTGACGACCGCCTGGGCGACCTTCTGGACTGCGGCGCTTCCGTCGATCCAGCAACTCGACAATGGCGTGAGAAATCCCTGAGCAGGAAGGTACCGTCCCATGCATCGCATAGACGATCCGACCGCCTCCCCGACGCTGCCCGCCCCACGCCCCGCTGGAACGCCGGGATACTTCACCGGAGGCTCGCCGGGATCGAGCGGGTTCGCCGCGACCGTGGTTCGTTACGAATTCATGAACGCGGTGCAAGAGGAGCTTTCCGCCGTCGTCGAGGCTTCCGGGGTCACGCTTGACAAGACGAACAACGGCCAGTTGCTTGCCGCGTTGCGGAAGATGCTACGCTTCAAGCTGACGCAGGACGAATATCTCTACATTAGTCCGACCGGATCAGACACGAATGATGGCCTGACACCCGCGACCGCGTTCAGGACCGGACAGGCGGCGTGGGACTTCGCGCTAACCGTCGATCTGAATAATCACAGCCTCATTCTACAATTCGCCGACGGCACATACACCGATCCGATTAACTGCTTCGGCACGCCACTTGGGATCGGCGGGGCGAGCGGTATCGTGATCCAGGGCAACACTGTCACGCCAGCCTCGGTCATATTTTCGACCACAAACATATCATGCGTTTCGGCGAGCGCCGGTGCGAACCTGATGGTTCGGGGTGTGTCGCTTGCCGCGACCGGCGTTCCTGGTTCCTATCAGAACATGGGCGCTGGTCTTCAGGCTACCACGGGCGGTTCGATCCAGTTCGGAAGCGTGATTTTCCAGAGGTGCGATTTCGCGCACATCGCGGCGAACGGGAGTGGTGTCGTACAGTCCAATGGCAATCCTTACCAGATCGCGGCGGGGGGTGGTCGGCACATGGTCGCCGGGCTCGGTGGATACGTGGCCAACGCCAATTCGGCGGTGTCGCTTACCGGCAATCCGGCATTTTCAGCATGTTTCGCCGACGCCGAATCCCATGGCATCATCGTGACCTACGGTGCCGCCTATTCCGGCGCGGCCACCGGCAGGCGATACCTCGCGGGTACTGGCGGGATGGTCCACACTAATGGTGCGGGTGTCAATTTCCTGCCCGGCGACGCGGCGGGCACCGCGGATGCCGCGACGTTCGGGCTTTACCTCTGACCACCCGAAATGACCGGATGACCGACACGCCACCGCGCCGCGACGACCGAATCCTCGTGTCAATCAGCGAGCGCCTGATCCGCGTGCTGCCGCCCGCCTTCCTGCTGCTGATCGTGATCAACATCCTGTTTCTGGGCACGATCGCGTGGGTGTTCGATCACAATTCCGAAGCCCGGAATACGATGCTGACCCGGATCGTCGATCGCTGCTTGCAGATACCGCCGCCGCCGCCGCCCCGCCCGCAATGACGGATCGCACCACCAGGACCGAGCAGATGACGGTCAGGATCAGTCTCGATACCGAGGCTCGCTTGCTCGCGGTGATGAAGTGGCGACACATCCCGTCCAAGCAGGAGGCGGTCAACCGCGCGCTGGCGATGTGGCTCGAACACGAGGAACGCTGCCCGCGGATACCGCCCCGCCCGCCTGGGTGATCCACGCCGCCCAAAAGAAAAGGGGCGCCCGATCATGGACGCCCCTCGACCCTCCCGGCCCTGGTGCCGTCCAGGGACCGCTATGCGTCGAACCGCCCAAACAGGACGAGCCGCCGCAACGCCTCGATCGTGACCCGCGGATCGAGGTTCGTGTAGCCGCCCGGGTACTGCTCGCCCTCGATCTCGCGCCCGACGACGACGCCGTTGCCCGCGAGGTCCTGGCCGCCCGCCGCCCGTAACGCGAACCGGAAACCGACCGTGGGCGCTTTGAGGAACCCCTCCTCATCGACATAGAGGGTTTCCCCATCGGGCCAGTGGAACGCGCCCTCGATGTACCCGCCGAGCAGCCGGTGCAGATCGGACAGTCCCGCCGATCCGTGCGCGATCTCGACCCTGGTGATCGTCCGCGCCGTCGCGTCGATGAAAATCGCGCCGGGCATCATGCGTCCCCCGTGTCAGGAAACCGCGCCCCGCCGCGCCCCTCGGCGACCGCGCGCTCGCATGCGTCCGCGTGCGCCCGCAGCCGTTCGATCAGCGTCAACGCCTGACTCGCCGACAGCCCGATCATCACCTGGCCGCAGTTGCCACCGGGCCGCGCGTTGAACGTCAAAAGCACTTTGCCGGCACTGCCGAACGTCGTCACGTTCACATGCTCGGGTTCGTCGATCAGAACGATCCCCCCTGGGAGGATCGAGCCGGGTGTCGATGCCATCACTGTTTCCCCTTCCGCTGCTGCTGCCAGATCGAGACGAGCACGACCGCGACGCACACCGGCGCCGCGACCGAGAGCAGGACGTGACCCGTCCATATCGCGAGATAGAACGGGATTACCGTGACCAGCGCGAGCAGCAACGCCACCCGCGCCAGCGTGACGAGCGCGGCCATCATGCCGCCTCCCGCAACCGGACGACGTTGCCGCCGCCCTCGATCGCCTCGACCAGTCCGACCAGGGCCATCGCCGAGGGCGCCCCGTCGAGAAGCTGATCGGCCCATGCGCCCGCCAGTCTGCGGCGCTCCTCGACAAACGTCGCTTTGTTGTAGCGCCCCTCGACCTCGCCGAACGTGCGATGCGCGAGCATGACGTCGATCACCCGGTACGCGCCGGGATCTGCCTCATTCATCAAGGTCGAGAATGTCCCCCGCCACCCGTGCACCGTATGCCGCCCCCCGAGGCCGACCTGGGGCAACCAGCGTGCCAGCGCTTCATTCAGACACGCTGCCGATAAGGCGCCCCGTCCGACCCTGCCGGGGAACACGAAGTCGGACGCGACGCCCGACGCCGCCTGGATCGCCCGCGCCGCGCGAAACACGTCCGCCGCCTGCACTGACAACGGGATCACATGCGCCCGCTTCGCGCCTCGACGACCCTTCATCCGGTGGCCGGGGATCGTCCACGTCATGTCGTCCGCGCCTTCGGTGATCTCGCTCCACCGCGCCTCGACGCCCTCCATCTTGCGCACCGCCGTCAGTGCGATCAGCCGATGCGCGAGTTTGGTGTAGGGGTGGACGTCGCTCGCCTCGATCGCCCGCAGGACCGTCCGCGCCTCCTCGATCGTCTCGACCCGCGCGCGCCCGACCTCCTCGCCGACCACCCGCTTCGGCAGGTCCGCCGCGATCTTGCGCACCGGATTCACCGCCACCATTGAACGCCGTTCCGCGTAGTCGAACAGCAATTGCAAATGGTGGCGCACTTCCACCGCCTGGGCGGGCAGGCCCGCTTTCACGATCGAGTAGATCACCGCCTCGACCTCGACCGCACCGACGCGCCCGATCGCCCGATCACCGATCACCGGGTACACGTGCTTGGCCATCCGTTGCCCGACGTTCCGCGCATAGGCCGGCGACCATTTGCGGGCGGTTGGGGCGCTCGCGAGCCACGCCGCCCCGATCACCCGCACCGTCGCCGCGTCCGCTTCCTGACGCTCGGCACGCCGCTCGTGACGGTCCTGGGCCGGATCGCCCCCATCGCGCACCGTGCGCGCGATGTCGTCGCGCCGCTGCTTCGCCTCGCTGACTCCGAGATCGGGCCACCGTCCGAGGATGGTCGCCTGATGCCTGCCCGCGACGTGGTAGTGCGCCTGCCATGACTTCGTGCCGGTGGCCGAAACGAGGAGGTAGAGCCCGCCGCCGAAGCGCAGCTTGGCGCCCGCCTTCGCCGTTTTGATGTCCGCGCCGGTCGCCAGCTTGCCCGCTTGCCGGGGCGCGTCCTGAATGGTATTCGTCGTCATCGGTTGAGTTCCTGTTCCCATGTTGGAAGAAAGAAACGGCGCCCCCGCCAGAGGGCGCCGTCGCTTTGTCAGTCGTTGAAAACCTTGAGGACGATGCAGCCGTTGGCCTGCCGGTATGTCGCCTTGTCCGCCGTCGCCGACCACAACAGGAACGCCAGCCCGTTCCCGATCCCCGTCGTCTCGACCTTCCGGGGCCATTCGCCGCGCCAGGGGCGCCAGCCGAGATCGGACGCCTCGGCGACGAAGGTGTGAACCTCGATCTCCTCGATCATGTCCGAGGTGATCGGGGCCGGGGTGAACGCCGCGCCGCTCATGTGCGCACCGCGTCGCGTAGCGGTTGGATCAACCCGTCCGCTTCGTCGTGCAATTCCGCTGGAAGCGCCGCCGCGATTGCCTCCGCTTGCGCGATCTTCCCTGGAAGCCATGAGGCGGGGCCGAACGCCCAACCCTTGACCGCGTACCGCACCGCGGAAAGCGCTTGCCACCGCTGTTGCCGATTCATCGGACGATCCGCGCCGCTCATGTGCACACCTTCACGATCACGTCGCCGCGATAGTCGGCGGGTGCCTCGCACCGGATGTGCTCTTTGACCCAGC